GGTCAGAATCGGTTGGGCTTCCTCCGCTAACACCGGCAGTCAAACCAAAGGACATGACTTTTTCTCCAACCGTTGTTGCAGGGCTTACATTTGCACCAAGGGCGGCGTAATCAGTCTTTGATGAAAGGAACGCTGTGTTTGCGTTGATGTCCTGCCGAAGTGCCCACACGTACTCGGACTTCTCGTTTACAACAGTACGGTAGTAGTTGCTGCTGCCGTCAAAGTTGCGTGCATCAGATGCGCGTGAGCAACCCTCAAACTTCTCAATCAACCCGTTTTGAGTGCCTGTCCACTTGCCGTCCTTGTCCAACACAAGCACATTGATAAGGTCGCCAGCACCGCCTGCGTCTGCTGCAAACACCGAAGTGGTTGCACCTGTTGACACATATCCTGCGTACACGCTCTTGATTTCAAAAGTGTTTCCTGAAGCCTGTGTCTTTGGAAGCAGGGTAGACAGGAGCAAACGAACACGCGGTAGATTACTTGACAAAGTAATACCACTGGTAACACCAAAGAAGTCTCCGTTTACAGGAGTACGAGTGGTGAAATCGGGGCCGAACGTGGTTCCGGTTTGAACTCCGCTGATCTGAACCGAAGTACCGTCAGCAAAGGTGATGAGATCATTGACCGCAAAATAACGTACTTGTGTCTGTCCAGTGGTGTACATATCAATAAAAGTTGCACCAATATCTGCCTGTGCCGCCAATGATCCACCGGTAATCCCGTTTCCGCTGGTAACAACCACCTTTAGGCTGTTGCCCAAAACGCCTGGATACTTGCCTGCAAAAACTACGCCGGCAACTGCTTCGGTTGAAGATAAACCTCCTGCACTTGCACCAAACTGGGTTTCGTTATTGATAACCACTTTTGTAACTGTTGTCCCATCAAACTTCGATTGCGAGTTGGCAGCAGCACTACCAACCACGCGCACAACCTGGCAGTTATTACCGTAGGACAAAAAGTTTCCTGCGGTGAAAAAATCCACAAAGTTGTCGTTGTCTGGTTTTTGGAAAATGCTTGCCAGTTCGTTTTGACTGGTAACAGTAACAATCTGATCCACCGGACCCCAATGGAAGTACCCTGCAAAGCCACCTGGAGTGGTTGCAATTGCGGGAACAACGGTGGTCAGGTCAATCTCTTTAATGCTTACGCCGGGGCTTACTCTAAATCCCATTGGTGTGTCTCCTTCGTGAAGAACTCATTCTTGTGACTGCGCTTCTGTGTTTATGTATTATTTCTGATAGTTTACGAAATTGCTTACTACGAATTCCACAAGTTATCTATATTTTTAGAATTTTCTAGCCGCCAAGCAGTACCTGTAGTGTCTGTAAAATTTGTTTCTACACTGCCGTCTTCCACAAAACCAAAGGGGGTCATTTCCTCTTCCAGTGCCTTCATTTGGTCTTCGTACAGGTCTTTACGAATATCACTGCCCGTGATCTGTTTAAAATATGCCTGAGTGGTGAGCCACCCAAACAGCACAAGAGTCATTACTAGGTCGTCGTTATGGTTGTCTTCTGCCTCAAAGGAATCGCCTTTTGCCACAAAGGTACACATCTCGTCCACGGTGTGGAAGTCTTCCACAATCAGTTTGGTGTCCTCTATCAGACTTTTTAGAATAGAGCAGCCAATACGCTTTACTGCACTAGAGGTCTTTACACCCTTTACCGAACCGCCCCTAGTTCCAAAACCGCCGTTCACTACCTGCCCCTTGCACCCCATTTGAGACACATAGATTATGTTGTCGTACTCTAGTTCGTCATGAAGAATGTCTGCAACTTGACCACCAATATCGTTTACCTCTACTAGGCAGTACGCGTTGTTGTACTGGCGTAACACGGAGTAGATGGCATTGGGGTACAGCATGGGGGGCAGTTGGTTGTTGCGGAAAGTAGCAACAACCCGATACGGAAACGCCGACACATCAATCACAGAGAACGCGTGGTAGTCCAGTCCCTGTCCCCGTGCAGTGTCCACCACTGACACGTAGTTGTGTCCTGCTACAGGTTTTTCGTATATTCGTAGCCCCTCGTTGTTCCAAAACACAGGAGTTCGGTACACCATACACTTTAATTTCTCTGAATGGATAAGTGTGTTTGTTGAACCCAAGAACTCTGTTTCAAATTCTGTGCGAAACTGCTCCTCGGAGGTGTTAGCAATAGTCTGTTTTTTCCACTCTTCGTCACGACCCGGTACATCACTCCAATGCACCTCTATTGGCACATATTCGTTCTTGCCTTCTTCTCCTCGCTGCTTGTTTGCGTTTACCCAGAAGCGGTAGAACATATTCAACCCCTTGGGCGTTGAAATAATAGTTACCTTTGTGCTTTTTCCGCTCGTAATCGTGGGGTACACAGACGAGAAAAACTCTTCTGCCACATTCTGTGGCACATACGCAAACTCGTCCAAGAAAATGTAGTTAAAAGCACCGCCTCGCACAGCAGACGATGATGTGGCAGACGCAAATACTTTAGAACCATTTTCTAAAACTATTGATCCCTTGTTCCACTCCACCACACCCTGCTGTAACCACATAGGCAAGTACTCGTACGCCAACTGTAAACGCCCAAGCAGTTCACGAGCTGTATTGAGTTTGTTTGCAAGAATAGCAACATTCATGCTCTGATTAAACAGCACATAATGTAACATATACGAAATAATGGTTGTAGATTTACCTGTCTGGCGTGGCAGTTTACCGATTACAAATCGGTTTTCGTGAATAGTTCGTATCATTTTTTCTTGGTAGTCGTACGGTTCAAAAGGCACAACTCCCTTGTCAAGAGACACAATTTTTACATAATTCTTAATGAAGTACAGAGGGTCTTTGGAGCATTTAATGTACTCTTCAATCTGTTCAGGAGAAAAGTTTACGTTTACCCCTGCTGCCTTTAGATTGGGGTTGCCAAGATACTTTATGCTTTTTTTACTCATTGTTTGTTTCTGTCGTTCTCAACCACACCACCAATATCTGGACGATTATTAAATGCCTTTGTAGAAGACCGAGAAGAATTAATAATATCCTGTAGTTCTTTTGTTGAACCAACGTAAATAGATTGATTGGTTGTACTGGTATTTGTTACGCTCTGATCAATTTTACGAATGGTCTTTACACGATTGTGCAGGTCAACTAGTTCACGATTAGTTTCAGCCAGAGTTTTGATTAATTGAGACACCACCTCATAGGCACGAGGTTGATCCCCTTCTTGTGCCACCTGAATCACTCCATCCAATGCAGTTTTTCCCATGTCAACAAGGTCTTTAAGGTTTTCTCTGACAATCTCATAATCTGTTTTCAAGTCTTTTTCTAGTCGCTCTTCTGTTAGAGGAGCAGAGTCAACCTGTACAACAATTGCGGTTTTTGAAACCCCTGTGTTTGTTGGTTCTTGTGTAGGTTCTACTTCTAGAGCTTTTTCTATATTATTAAATCCGCTCATAAAACACTCCTTAAATATTCCAATCCACTGTGTATCCTCCACTGGACATTGCTGATGCGTATGTGGTTCCAGTTGCACCAAACTGATTCTGATACACCTTGGCGTATGGGGTGTATGTGTTTATACTTGAACTTGCACCACTTGGACCAGAAATACCCACCATAACTTCCGCGTAGTTTGGTTTATCTGTAGTAATTCCTGGATAGTATGTAATTCCAGCAACAAAGTCTGATTCAAACACATCAGAGCTCCACAGTCCTGATTCAACCACACGAATTTCTTTGTAGTTTCGTTTTGCACCAAACAAATAACTCTTCATAGTAAAATTAATAGTAAAAACAATGGAACGGCGAGTCTGAAAATCGCCTTCGTAGTCTTCTTCTGACGATACAGAATTAAGGTAAATGGGAACATCTATTTTCTTGTTTACATCATCAAAGTTTACTGTTACAATGAATTCAGGAGTGAAATTAGGCAGAATCTGTTCCACGATTCGTAACCCGTCTTCCATGTTACGCACATAAATGTACAGTCCAAAATCAATGTTGTACGGAACTTCCGAGTAGGTAAAATCAACACCAACAGGGGCATTCGTATTTGGTCTTATAATGTTTTTCTGTAAACTGTTTCGCTTTCGAGCAGAATCGTAAGCGTATCCAGTAATATCGAATGCCATTCGTGGCAACACAATTCCAACAGGATTAGTTAAATTTGGGTCGCTTTCCAAACGCACTTTATACTTTTCTTTGGGCGCATACGATATGGGAACAAGCACGGTTTTTATACCACCACTATCCGCCTTGTCAATGTATATCTGATTAAACAGCGAACCAAATGCCACAACCATGCGGCGTATAGACCCATTATAGAAATTGGTAAACATTAGTAATTACCTTCAGAGAATGGATCAGTTTCAGTAAAATCAAAAATATTATCACTGTTTTCTTCCACTTCCAACTGCTCATTATCTTGATTGTCTTCGTGTGTGGCACTAATTGTGGTTTTGTAAACACCGGCAATAGTATACGATGCTCCGCTCACCAAACCAATAAGAAGATCGTTCACCTTAAACACGCCCTCTTGTTTGTTGACTCGCATAAACTTGGTGCCACCAACAGGAGCACTATACAAATTTACCCGACCGTAAGCAAGTTTATTCTCCACGGTGCCTGTGTACACCTCTTCACCTACAGTATATGTTCCATTACCAGTCCCTAGAGTTATACCAACAAGGTAATCTGATGTAGTAAGTATTTCCGAATCCACTGTTGTTTCTCCTGTTTCGACCTTATCGTTGGAGTACTTGAATGCTTCACAACTAAGTTTAAATGAATACAGTTCGCCTCCAGGATAAAACGGATTGTCGTGTTCAACAAACTTGATTTCAAAAAGACTAGACGGGTAATCAAAATACAGTAGATCGCCTTCTCGTGGACGACTATTTTTTTGAATATCTTTATGGTGTCCCATTACGTCCATGAACCGTTTGCGAGAAACTATAAAAGTAGCAGATTCACGAACGTCCAAACCAAAGCGAGACATCTCTGAATCGCCCTCGTAACCTTCTGCGTTCTCCATGTACATTTCAATGCGATTGGCATCAGTGAATTGTGACACCTCTTCACCCAAAATAAAGTCTTCTTTTACTGTTTCCCGTGGAATGTACACCATGTCATGACCGTGAATTTTTATTGCCTCGGTCGTGAGAGATTCTATAAGGGTTTGTTCTCCCTTTTTGTTTCTACGAAAATACGGATTAACAGTCATGTTTATCCTGTAATAAAGTCAGGCGGTTCTTGGTATTTTAACAACACACTATCCTCAATACTCTGTATGGTACTGGTTGCTTCTTCGTACAGACGCTGACCGTTAAATGTAATGTTGCCTGGCATTGGAATGCCTTCAAATTTTGATAGATTTATACCCCACTGCTGTTTAATAAGTGCAGTGGCATATTTTTTTAACATGGCATCGTTCCACACGTCACTGTACTCTTCAGGGTTAATCACATAAAACCCCTCAATCAGCAGCCACTGGTTTGGAGTAAAATCGTTCCAGTTCATGTCTATTTTTAATTGGTTCTTGTGCTTGTTGAATCGTATCTGTTTTTCTGGATCTAGTAATTGCTGCAACATCTCAATGTACTGCATGGTGCCCACGTAATCACTTATTTTCATGTTGCCTGTACGGAGTCCGTAAAAATCTGTTAGGGCCATTTGATAACGAATATTAAAAATGTTGTTGATCTGTAGGTTGAACCCCACCTGAAAAACTCTGGTAATATTCTGAATTCTTGGACCATTGGGAGAAATACTGTCTGTGTTGATATACTGATTGGTAATGTCTTGCTGAGTAACCTGATATTTCCAGTACTCCCGCTGAATACCCAACGAGTTCCAGTCATTAAAATACTGAATAGCCTGGTCGATACGATCCTCGACCTGTGAGTCGTCCACATTAATCTCTATGACTGGTGCACCCAGTGCGCGAAGACAGTACTCTTTAAATTCTTGTCTGTTTGTAGGCAGTGGCATACAGTTCTCCTTTTAAGTATTTAGGAGTATTGTGTATTACCGTCTTAGTGTGGGGATAAGTCTTGCCAATTCTCCTTCTCTATTGCATATTGCATCACAATACGCGTCAATCACTGGCAGTTTTATAAGATTGTGACCGTCTGTAATGTAGTGCTGTATTCCGCGCTCGTAAATACGAGTATGAAACCCAAAAGGAACACTGTAGTCAGGAACAAGTTTCAGAAAATGACCAAAATCGTATTCGTTATCATTAATCGTTATTTTATACCGATCATGGTGTATAAGTTTCATGTTTTATATTCCTTATCACAGCGCAGTAGGAGGAATTTTCGGATCTTTGTATTTTGCCTTTTCGGGATCAAGGTACTTTTGTGTAATCTTGTTCTCGGAACCGATAAAAACCATTGGATTTTTGCCTGCAAGAGCAGACAACTTGTACACCAACTGATCAGCAGTGTAGCCCTTTACGGATTTTACATCTTTAAAAGTACTAGAATCCTGAAGGGACTGTTTCACAGAATTGTTACTGGTGGTTGACGATGAGTGGTAAGCAATCACATCATTGTACAGTGCTTTTATACCACCAGTATTGAACTGAAACGCAATTCCATACGAATCAGAATATTGATATGTACCATTCTGATTGTTGTTTATAATGTTATCCCTCAAGTACTGTAGAGAATTGACGTTTGATTGTGTTGCAAGAAAGGTGAATGTACCTCCGCAGAATCCTGATCCTGCTAGAGCAAGCAATTGCGGAAAGTCTCCAGTTTTTCCTAGAGTTCCGTACATTTGGGAACCACCAAGCAGAAGACGGTACGAAAGATCAGTCATTTGCTCCTTTTGTGACCGTTCTTCGTCTAAGGTAAGCAATTGCTGTACACCTGTAATGTTTAGAGCAGCACCACTATTGTAGCCAAACAAATACGATGAACCACAAACACCTGAAATTTCAAACCCTCCGCAGGTTCCATTAAACAAAACCTGTCCGTGTGTAGACCCGTTTTCCCGTAAAATCATACTTACATAGCAATTTCCACTGACATCTTGCGCGTCTAGTACCCCAATCACCTTTCTATTAGTGTCACACGGCACATATGATGTGCCAACAGGGCCGTCCATACTAAAAGAGAACACTGTGTTATCGGCAGAGTCCTCCCGTTCATGTGGAACAACTGCTACGCCTGAAAAGGCGAATCCACGAAGAGAAGATGCTGTGTTTCCACCGCTAACAATCCAGTTGTCCACCGCTGCCCTGAAAGGACGGTTTCCCCGCTGATCTGCACCAATGCAAAACGGACGATTGGTTGTGCGAAGTTTATCGTTTTTTGCAACCGAAGTATTTGCTAAATCAGATGCCACAATGGTTCCATTAAAGAAAGTTGCCACACTCGTAGACGCACCATCATAATGATAAGAAACCGCGATGTGGTGCCAGGTGTTTAATGTGATGCCTTGAGGAGAAGCGTTTAATGTGTTTTCAAATCCGTTATATGAAGGAGAAGAGTTTGTAGTCCACTTGAACACAAAACGACCACTACTGTTATCGTATATCAGAGCGTATGCGTCCGCTGAACTGCCGGCAGTAATGCTTTCGCAAACACAGCACAAAACAGGATCATAACTACTAGGAAGACCTGATTGCAAATAAAAGTGACCACCAACAAGGTGATAATTGCATTTTTCAAGTGAGTATCCACCAGGAACACGCAATCCGCCAGCAGCAACCGAAGGCTGATCCAAATATGTTCCTTTTAATTGCAGTGCACCTAATCCAATAGGAGTTCCTAAACAAACTCCAATACTTCCCACTGTTGGGGTGTACTCCACCACTGTGTTTCCGTTTTGAGAGTACGTGTTAAAGATTTCTGCTACTCTATTTGACTGAACCACAAACTCGCCTGGTTGAAAATTTCCGTATGCCGTACCAGACAACAACTGCTCTGATGTTTTTGGAATACTGATTGTTTCGTATTGTCCTGAAGTTGTTGCCGTAATAGGAATTAATGTATTTTGTATTGCATCTATATCGTTTTGATCTGGATTAAAATTATTAATACTATCAGGATTTATTTGATAAAAAATCTCTTCAGTTCCGCGAGTGATTCGCACAGGAATACTAACAGTATTAAAATTATCGTCCGAAATAATGTAACGAAATTGTTCGGTTTCCGTAGGAACAAAATTAGAGAAATCGTAATTTCTCGTAATGGAAACAACCTGTCCAGTGTCTTGATCTATTTTGACTAGTGTTTGTGACATAGTGGTTTTCTTATACTAGTTAAAATTCTGCCCGGAAAATTGCGCTGCCGTCTGCTGACAAATTATTAGTGAATGCGTAACTCAATCCTGCACTTCCCATTATGGGTTTAATCATGTACTCGCCGTAGGGGTTTAACACAGTACCTTCGGACATCCTCTGACCGTCAACCGCAATACTGTCAGATACACCGTAACCTGGAGTGCTTGCGAGCACTGCCCGCACAGGGAACAACACGAAAGCTGTGCTGCCAGTAATAGTTCCTATTCGTTTGTTCCAGAATCTCCACATGGAATTTGTTGAGGTTTGATCAGTAAACCGATGTGCTGTTACTCCCTGGCACCGTTGAATTTTGTACCCTACACCACCCGACCATCCAAGCACGACAAAATCTGTGCTGGGTTGCGTTCCTCCATTAACAATAGCCTGAGTACTCACTGCTTGTGGAACACGCACACGAGACTGCTCCGTGGCGCGAATAAACACTGCGTTTGCGTCTTGGAATTCTGTTGGCGCACTACCTGACGGATACACTGATCCATCAGACGCAAATATTGCGCGTGAACCGTATCCCTCGTCAGTTACAAGCACAATTTCTGAGCCTTTAGTTGCCCAAACAGGTACTGTCCGCAAATAACCATCCCGGCTGTTGGTTACAGTACTGCTAACAGTGCCATTTCCTCCCCAATTCGCATTTACATTAACACCATAATTTGGTCTAGGTTTACTCCAACAGTTGTTAGCGGTTCTAGTGGGAGACACTAAAATAGAGTCGCCTGAAACCTGAATTCGGGAGTTTCGCTCTGCTCTGAGTTGATTAAATTCTCCCGAAGTCTGAAATTGATTACCAGACGGAGCAACTGGTGGATCCTTGCTGTACACACTACCAAGTTTTACCGTGCTGCCGTTCACCGCCCAAATTCCTCGGTGCGATTGTCCGCCCATGAGAAGGTAGGTGGACGGCCAGTGTGCTGTACCCACATCACTTCTGTTTTGCGAGTACAGACTGGAACCGTTTTTGGCACATATCGCGTTTGCTCCACCGTAAAGAATAAGATTTTTCTCAAACGATAAAGTTGACTCGTTCATTAACTCTATACAACCACTTGACCATGCGTAGTGCGGAAATGACGCAGGAGAGGTTGGTTTTAAATCATACGGCCGAATAAACGCATAGATAGCACTCCTTCCCACCCGTGCCCCTGTTCCACCAGGACTCTTTACCTCATATGTTCCACCTGGAGTTTGCATTGCAATGTACTTATCGCTTATAAGAACGGAACCGCTGTATCCTGCCTGTTCTGCATTGTCCAAATACGCATGAAACTCAAATGTGTTTCCTATAGACAATTCTGATTGAAAATCACCTTCGCTGTACATCTTATTGCCAAATGTACCCACAGGAATCATATAAAAGGTCATTAGTCGCCAACCACCACCGGTTGAACTAATACCATAAGACGGGCCCGGAACTGTGCCGCCATTAAAGGTGAATGTGCTTCCACTTACTCCTGCATTCACAAATGTGGGATCGTAATAGGTGTATTCTGTAGAGTTTCTAAATGTACGGTAACTTACACGACAAAAGGTAATTCCTTTTCCAGGTGAAGTAGAAGTTTTAATGTACCCCACCATATTGGCAAACCTGTTAGCATCGCTAATAAGGTTACCGTGCGGCGCAGTATTTCCCCATATCGAGCTCGTGGGACTGTACACTCCAGTACTAACACCAGTGCTAGAAGTGCTTGCTGCGTATGTCATTCCAGCCCAATACGGAAGGAACAGATCAAACCTATTACCAGGAAACTGTGAATTGTTTGTCATTACCGCAGAGGTTAGCCGTATTTCACTTTGGTTTGCCGACACCACGTATCCGGATCCTGAGCGCATAATCACACTCTCATCACACAGCCTATCAGAATTAGAGCCTTTTCCCGTATAATAGGTGTTATACCCTTCTAAAATACCAGAGGTCATGGCAAAATCAACAAGAGAATTTTGTGCATAAATTACAGGACCAGATGAAAAAGCGTTCAGAATAGGAGTGTTGTTTAGTGATCGTAAACGAGCATACGTCACCATATGACCACTCGCCCTTCTCTCTGTGTTATTAACATTTCCACCTATAATGTTGGAGTATTCTCCATCAATTCTAGTATACCACTCAAAGTCAGAATACGCGGTAAGTTTAGAGCGGGTAAGAGTAATTGCAGATTGACCGTAATATGCACCGAAACCAAAAATTCCAATGTGCCTGATACCAAGACTAGAGTCCATCAGATTAATACATGGTCCGTTGTGTATAGTTGGAATACCACCAACACCACCATAATGGCAAGACACAAGAGTTCCCAAACCACTCGCATTATCGTAGTGAATGGTTTCCAAATTTGTTGAACCTGTTCCACCACCAAATCCAGCACGAACAAAACACAGGTTTCGTAGTGCACGTAAAGAGCATCCCACAACATTGATTGGTGAATTGCTCGTGTACGCACTATTAACAATAATAGTTGCAGTGTAACTTGTTACAAGCAGCGATTCGTCTGTAACCTGACGACTTGCTCCTGATTGGGTTAAACTAGGAAAGGATGAAGGATTCTCATTAGTATAAACTGCACCATCGACATTTTTTCGCCCCCCGGCTGACAGATTCTGATTCATGTATGTTGCACCGTAGTATCCAACAGGATCGTACAACTTGTTTTCAGGAAGATTGCCGGGTACACCGTGGAGAGCATCCTGTGACTGCACATTACGTATTCCACCAGAACCGCTGTCGTGGAACGTGCCTGCTCTCATGTCCATATTCATGTTAATAAAATCCAGGTCTAGTTTGCCAGCGTTTACGATTTTTCGTACACGAGCAAGACCCAGTATGCCTAGATGGTGTCCGTGCTTTGCAACGGAAGTGTACGCAGGCTGGTGTCCATACCATAAAGCAGCGTATGCGTCATGGGTACACTCGCTGTGCGTGCGGTTGGCAACAGGAGCAGAGGAATTTTCAGGACTGTCGTAATAAAGCCGGTGAATGTACCCTGAATGATACCTGAAATTCTGAATTAAATTCTGAGCATCGTAATAGTACATTGGTGCACCCAACCACGGATTGCTAATAGACACAAAACTGCCCACGTCATCTGTTCTACTGGTTCCGTCCCCTATGAATCCGTGAGCAGTAGTTCCAGCTCCACTATAACTTTGTGCAAAAGCATTGTTAGTATCACTGCTGTTAGTTGAAGTGGTTCCACGAGTCCACAACTGCACCGTACCCGTGTGTCCGTGTGTAGTAAACTTGGATATATTCCAGTTGTAATTGTCCACAGAAAACAGGTAGTGCTGTGTGAGTGAACGAGGATCTCCCTGAATAATAATATTATTTGCCTGTGGGTGGTAAATAATTTCAGGAAAAAAATCATTTGGAGTTTGTGCCCAATACTTGCCTTTCAGAAAAGTAATATACAGGATAGCATTACCACGAATAACGAAGGTGCTTGCAACCTCCCACGCCTTTTTCAGAGTGGCGTATGGAAGGGTTTCGGTGCCGATTCCAGTGGTGTCGTTTCCGTTTGGCCCAATGTATATGGTGGTATCACTAGTAATTACCGTGGTGGTATTGGGCAGAAATGTCTGCTGTATAGAAACCGGAATATGGGAAAAATTGCTCATCTATATCCTTCTTAAATGCTTTCCCTGAATGTCAATAAACCAATAGGAACACTGCAATGACTTGCTTTCGTAAAATATTTAGTTTGTGGTTTCACCTTTACCTCGCTGAACGATCCAATATTTGAAGACGCTGTACAAAGAATAGTAGAATCAGTGTTATTTAGCACAATCAAATTTCCGTTTTCTTCACCTTTTTTCCACAAGAATTCCACTGTTCCTTCGTCTTCCCACGGGCAAAAAGAATTGCCCACTGAAAACCCGTGAGTGTTCTGCTTCACGCTCTCTTTAATAGAGTTCTGTGTTGCTGATCCGCCTTGTAGAATAAGTGATGATGCCATGTGTGTTCTCTCTTTGTTTTAAGGTATCGAATAGTGTTATTTGTGTAAATCAAGCAAAAAACCAAAAAGTGTGTTTGAGTTGTGTTTTTAGTTCTGACATTTTAAACCTTTCATGCTACCTTAAAGAAGATTGCAGATATGCCACCAACATAAGAAACTTGACCTGCTTGTTCTACAAGTTTTCCACCAAAAGTAAGTGATTGCCCACTTGTGACTGTAAAAGAGTGTGTATCACTTGATGCTGTGCCCATGAATGTATCTCTTTCATTCTGGTATCCTGCTGTTTGATGTGAAGCATCCTTGAACCAAACCATAATGTAAGAACCAACTGGTATCTGTTGAGAAAAATTACCACCCGTCTGCTGATACGGGCTGCCCAATGAACTCCATCTGAATATACAGGCTGTGTATATGGAAGAAAGTGATGGTCTGAATGTGCTACCATCAACATAATCCTTGGTGGTCAGCGTCTTGGCATTGGAACTGGTTGTAGTGCTTGTGGACGAGCGAGCTTCACCGTTCACGTGTAGTGCTACCGATGGAGCAGTAAATCCAATACCTAATCTACCAAGATGATCCAGAGTCACATGAGGTGGTTGATTCGAGCCACCAGCAAAATGTAATTTGGAATTAGCTTGTCCTGTTCTAATAATTGCATCAAATCCACCCACTGACCACAGCGGGTTTCCCTTACCATCTGCTCCCGATGCTTGAATAATGCTTAATCCTGATGTTCCATTGTATACATTAAGCCTCGCAGCAACATCGGATCCCGATGTCGGATTTCCATTCCTTAATTCTAAAGCATCATGTCTATCCGGCGCGCCGTTGGCCGGGCCCGTTGCTGAAATAAAAACCGTGGAGTATGAAGCGGGCAAAGCACCAGCATTTCCTTGTACTCTGAGTCTGGGGCTGCCAGAGGCGTTCTGCGAGGAGGGAGCTAAATTATGAATTGTGACTGTATCAGTAAAAGTAACACCAGCCGCAAATCGTGCCACACCAGTGTGATCTGATGTTCCAGCAAATGTAACACCAGACGCAAATCGTGCCACACCAGTGTGATCTGATGTTCCAGCAAAGGTGACACCACCACTGGCTATAATAGTGCCGTTCACATCCAGTGACGCGCCTGGAGTAGAGGTTCCAATGCCTAATAGACCAGCATTTGTTAGTCGTAACCGCTCCGTTCCATAATTAGTTCCGGTGTTTGTCTTGAACACCAAATCTTCACCCACACCACCACCGCGCTGAAAACCTGATCGAATATCAGTAACCAAAAGATTTGGCCAATCTATTGGATCCGCACCACCAATAATTGCAGCACGAGTGTACGGTTTGGCCTTAATAATGTACCGCACCGCAAGGAACGGCGGCATATTCGGCATGAGATTGCCTGTGAACGGAGCAACTGCGTTTGCTGATCCCGAACCCGCACTAACAACAGAAGTAAGAAGGCTTTCCTGACCGCCAAACGCTCCCTGCGGATACGCAGCAAGAGAAGAGGAGTAGTTAGTATCATTTTCGAGAGTTTCAATCTGAGCAGTAGCGTTTCTTCCAAGCACAAAGCGTGATCGCAAGTCAGGCACATTAAACCCGATAATATTTGCAGTATTGACTGATGCGGGCCCTGACCCTCGTAGAGTGGTAAGTGAGATTGAATTGTATGCAATCGCTGTGTTGGTGTGGGCCACCACACGATTGGGAACAACAAGTGTTTTTGTGCTGCTGTCGTACTTTGGAAGAATCTGAACAGTCAACCCGTATGAACCAGACAAAGAGGAAACAGTCTTCGTGAGTACTCGCCCAATCATGTCGAACGCAGCGGTGGTCGGAGAGGTTACGCTGTTATTGATCAGCACAATGTCGTTTTCCTGAACCGCTCCATGCCAAGATCCTGATCCTGAACTGAACGTAATTTCAACCACATGACCGTACATGGGAGCGCGTGGTGCAGCATCGTACTGCACGCGATTGTACAACTCTGGATAGTCAGATAGTGAATACGAAACGCCGTTACACTCCAACCACGTGTCAGGAATGGCAGTTCCCGCATACGGCATGATTGTGCCCACAGGTTGAATTTGCTCAACAGAGACAGTGGACGACCCACCAATCTGCGTGCCAAGATAGTTTACAACCAAATACCCAGCACTATTACTCTCAGACCTAACCAAAACAGGTTTCACCACTGACCCAATAACACTTGGTGGATTGTGTGTAATACCACCAGGAACCGTGTCAGACAAGAAAAAAGCAGGATGAGAAAGTCCTGCCATTGCAGGAATGTTGATTACTCCTGAGTACACCAACGTGAACGTATCAGGATTCTGAACTTCTGAAACAACACCAACCACTTCTGCGTTTTCTGCGTTGTTTGCGCGAGCAAGAGTCCATCTAGACCCAGAAGCACCAGCGGCATTGTACCTGACCGCAGAACCAACAGCGAACCCGTGACTACCTTGAACAAGTGTGTCCTTTAGTGTGTTCTGAGTGGCTGCTCCGCCTTGAAGATATAGTGATGATCCCATGTGTGATTCCTTTACGCGATGCGGATAGCAAAACCATTAATATACTCTATCGCACCATTTCCCTCAGAGTGCGCCAATCCTTTATGTGTTCCTGCTCCAAAAACAGTTGAAAAGGTAGCAGATCCCGCTGCATACGAATCGGCTAGTGGAATAGCAGTAAATGCTCCAGACCCGTCCACAGCAGAACTAGTGCTACTCGAATATGCTATACCCGCATTAGTATTTGTGATAGCGAAGGATGGTTTAAATCTCAAAAAGTTGGAAGAAGTAACAGTCCACACTTTAGCCATCACAACAGTAGAATCTTCATCAGTACCCGACGCGTTTTCGGTTCCCACCAAATACACAAACCAAGTTCCTGCGGGAAGTGGAATAGTATTGTAGGCACCATGTACGGCGTGCAGGGGAACCACACATCCCACGGACGGTGTATTTGCAGTAGGAACAGAATTATTCAGTTTAGCCATCACATTGGTAGTACCACCAAAGTTGCCCACCCTTAGTGTGCCGTTCACATCAAGAACCGCAGTTGGACCAGTGGTTCCGATTCCCAAGTACCCGCCAGTAGGTTGAATAGCCAATGTCAGTCCACCGTACCCGAGGACCCAACCTTCAATCCATCCAACCTGACTGGTGTCGTTTATACCAAACTGAATTTGACGACTATTTGTAGCGTTGGAAACAAGAAGCGTTCCTGTGTTTGCTGCCCCGTTTACGGATGAGCCTCCCAATACCCGCATCGTGCCGTTCACGTCTAGTGACGCGCCTGGAGCAGTAATTCCAATGCCTATTCTGCTAGTGTGTTTAAATCCCATTAACAGAGGCGTAAAACCAGCTCCAGTGGTTACGTTTGCCTCGTCTTGAAAACCCAAAGCAAAAGCGGCCTGGTCATATCCTTTATGAGCAGCCAGATACGTTGTAGAATAACCCTTGTCTGTGTCGCCACCGTAATTCCCGTGCACACTTCCAAGACCAACGCCGTAAGGGTATTGATTTTGTGCGAAATTAATAACTATTCCTGGGTTTCCACTGGCGTTACGAGAAACGTGCAAGGGGTACGCTGAGTTAGTGTAACCGGCGGCAAACTCTCCACTGGTAACTCTGGCCCCTTGTCCTGATGGAAAACCAGCAACACTAAAATACTCGGTCATTTGTACTGCGGTGCCAATAGCAGTACCGGTTGCACCTGCGGAGTGACCAAGAAACATTAATGCTGGACGATTACCACCAATGTCTTTTTGTCCTACTTCAATTGCTGCCCGGCACAAATTTTGGTTAGTTGATGACTGGTAACCACCACCAATCAAAGTTATGCCACGAAGACCTGTAGAAAGGTAAGAGTTTCCTGTACTGTACTTTCCTCCAAACACATTAAGTGTACTGGGGTAAGGGCCATTATATCGACTACCAATAATAACAGCACCATTAGTACCTTCACCGTCTCCTGCAAGAATCGGACCAAGAACAGAAAGGGCTGCTCCTGCACCGGATGAAGATGCGTTGAAACTAGACGGACCAATCCGAACATTTCCCACCGTGGTTCCATCAAAAGTCATAACACGCACGCCACCTGCAATTCCTGTTCCGGTTTTAACACCAAAATTTAAATCTGCTGCTCCACCACAAGACCCAAGGTCTTGAATAAGAAGGTCGCTTAGTGAAACATTTGCACAAAGTCCTGGTAAACCTGTAACATCTCCACGATACGAAAACAAGTACCCTGTAGTGCTGCTTGTAGCATACAACATGGGTTTTCGAACTTGTCCTGCAACTGTTGGATGACCGTTGTTGTAGCACGGTGCTGATGGTTTTTCAAATGAGCCCGTGGTTCCCGCGCAGTTAATGTTAAGGAAGTACACGGTTCCTGCATTTAACCCCCCGGCCTGACCACCGTTAATGGCACACACCCCACCGGGAAACTCAAAGAATCCGTCCATAAGCAGATTAAAAGCTCTGTACACTCCAGTGTCGGCAATTTCCTCACGAAGTATAACAATACCTGCAACTTCTGCTTCACTTGTTGAGTTTGCTTGTGCACGAACAAAAATACCGTTTGCGTAAGTTGCACTTGTAGCACCAGGGCCAGCACCATACGTAAGTGTAGTAGAGCCTGCTGGTTTAAATCGTACAATATCACCCAACTTAAACTGATTTAACTGATTAATTCGCACCGATGTTTGAGCAGAAGAACTCAAAACAATAGGTTCGCTAAGAATTCCTCCTGTCCACGGATACACAATTGCAGAGGTGGCAGATGTGGCAATAAACACCGCCTTGTGTACTACTCCTGCTTGAGTTGGTTGTGTTGCTGTTACCTTTCCGCTATGGTACGGACTAAGATAATACACTGCACCTGTTGTTAACGAGCCTCCATCCTGATTAGTGGTAAGGTCAATTCCAAAAATTTCACCAATAAATGTAATTTCAAATTCAGATGCTGACAAAACATGAGAAACAATACCTACAACTTCTGCATTGGTTGAAGTGTCTGCTGTTGCTAAAAAGTATTGTCCTCCTGAGTTCATAGACACAGGATTGCCCACCACAAAATTATGATCCTGCTTTACAATCTTTTTATTTACGCCGTTGGGAATTCGTACAAACGGTTGCTGACCAGCAGAAAGCCCACTAGTATTGGTGTATGTTGATCCGTTCAGCACTTGCATGAACAGGGTTGCCCCGGCTGGAGAGTAACGACTAAAATTAATTTCCCGATTAGAAGTATTGCCTCCGCCAGCACTGCTCACAGACACTAACAGTCCGTGTTCAGTTGTGGAACCACCATCAAGAAGAATTCCTGTTCCGTGAACTCCTAAAGTTGTTCCGTTATACGGAACAACAGCACCACCACTAGTAAAACCAATGTTTCCGTCTGGCAACCAAAGACCAGTAGTTCCGTGAATATTCACAGGATTCCACAACCACGAAGCCGTTTTACCTGAACCACGATTAATCTGCAACCCACCACCGCCTGCTTGTGAAATGTTTTGGTCACTTGCAGCAGCAGTGTCCCCAAGAACAAGGTTGTAGTCGTCAATAGTTACAATATTTGCGTTTACTGTGAATGTTGGAGCATTAAATGTAACTGCACCATTAAATGTTACACCAGAACTAAACACAACAGGAGATATGAACGAAACTCCCTTTGTAATATTGTCCTGTAATTCAAACGCAGCAGTGCCACCACCAGAAACATTAGCAGAAATGCTTGACGAGGAAATGCCGTCATAAATCTTTAACTTGTTCAGTTTGTATACAGATAGATTAGTAATGTCCCTCCACGTATTAAAGGTGTCACCAAGATCTATTTCTGGTATGCTAAAAAGATTGCTATCTGGTCCTGTGTCTACTGGCATGGTTACTCACTTTTTTGTTGATTAGAGATGCTGAATTTTATTTCTTGTAGTTCTTTCTTCAGTTTATTTATCTCGTTTTGTAAAGACTCTATAGTTTCTCTATCCTTATTTTTATCAATATACTCCTGCATCTTGCCGTGATCGGCAAGAACTGCTATACCATTACTGTTTCTTGTGTAATTCATGGCCTAAAGAAACTAACCGCTCTAATGTTTCGTGCAGACGGAGTTTTATCGTAGATAGAATTGGGAGAAGAAGTCATTCTTAATTTGATCTGATACGATTGAAAAACTGTGTTTGTAGGAAGAGTAGAGGAACGAAACAGTGCTTCACGAAAATCCAAATCTGATGTTGCAGAAAATTGCGGAGTAGTGGACGAACGGGTAAGAGAAATCCACGGTTTATCAAAAATATCGGTTTCTCCGTTCTCACTGTACCTATACCACAACGATATGGCAGAGCCTACTGGTGTACATTCGTCCACAAACACTGAAACTCCATTTGAAGCAATAGCATCAGGCAACTCTACTACACGAGACACGTACTCTGAAACGGGAGCACTAGGTGTTGTATACATCTTTACTGCAACTCCACCCAAAGACTGTAAATCTAAAACAGGAGAAACCGAATCGTTTGCTGTTGCTAGTGTAAAATTTGCATCTGGATTAGTTCCGATCAAATCAGAAACATAAATTTCATCTCCAGATTCGTATGTGTAGTTTCCAATTTTTCTGACAAGAGAACATCCACTAGGAACCACTTCGTTTACTCCAACACGAATAATTTGTGAATTTAAACAACCATTAACTCCCGTAAAGTTTATTGTTCCGGATGACACAAATTGACAGGTAGATAAAGTAAACATAATATCTGTTGTTGGTTCCGATACAGAAGAGCCCATTCCTTGAGGCAAGAAAAGAGTTCCAATCAACTGCGAGTTGCCTGCACGACCAAAACTAGAGTCTCCAACAAGCAGAGAATTTACTCCTGTATCTGATGCGTACAATTCGTAATCGTCACTGTTTGCCATTATACACAGGGCATACTCTCCTGGCTCAAGATAGACGGGACTACTAAACTCCATCACGGTTGGTACTGGATACTCTGTATTAGTGTTTATGTTTTCGGGAAGTGTAACCACTGTGCTAAAAGGAATCACAACCGATGGTGACGGATATCCTGAAACAGTAGGACGAATTTGAATCACCACAGGAAGTTTAGCATCTTTTTTAGAGAAATACAGAGAAATATTTTTTAAGAATAGTCCCTGTGAATTAGTCTTTGAGTCTACAAAGAAAGTTTGTGCCAATGGATCTGCCCATTGATCGTTTTGAACACTGTCAATATCACGAGTAAAGGGATTTTTGGAAATAGTTTCACTGCTTGGAGTTTGTCTCCTTAATTCAGCAGGACGAACAGAGTGTGCACCAGACGAACTCTGCTCAACCAAGCCTGCACAGTGTATAACTGCATCAGCAGACATTTCACAATTTGCAAGTTCTGAATTATCAGAAATTCTTACTGTTCGTGAACCAATAGGATGTACACCAGGAGGAATTGAGAAAGTAACAGTTGCAGATCCATTGGCATCTGTATTAACTCCTCCCGCAGCAGTATTATTATCAAAGTACAAATATAGTCCATTTGAATTTGGTTTTAGTCCATGTACTTTTGCTGTAATTGAATCAAAACTCATATACGGCACAACACTTCTGTCAACAATTTTGCTGCCGATTTTGTTTTTAATTCTGCTTTTCAATTGTCTTGCTCGGACGTAATTACTAGTTTTTTCGTTTAGTGGCTTTGCGTTTCTACTAGAAAAAGAACGAACATTACCAGAATTAATATTTGGAATTTGAGAATCGGAAGACACACGAGGACTTTCAAGAACTCGTTTTTGAATGTCGTCTTGATCCATGTCAACATCGTCTATACCGTACCAAATACTCTGCCAATCATTCCATTGCGTACCAAATCCACGAGCATCATTAGTGTTTGAAGACAACCAATTATCATTTTCCATAAGCGAGTTTGTTTTGACAATTGGACGGTATGATTTATCAAATTTGGGAATAATTGTCTTCGACAAAGACATGAATCCCAACCAACTCACATTGTTTGTGGGGTTGATTTTTATTGTTTTTGTGTACGACTTGTTTTCAATATACGGTCTATTTGAATATTTCAAAGTAACTATTCCGTCAGGAGAAATAACCGTGTCAACAGTTGATCCAGCTGCAGGATTAGTCAAAGAAGGAAACACAATATCAGTTGTCGAGAAGAAAGGACGTAGTTCTCCACGCTCGAAATCAATAGAACAATTGTGTTCATTTGAAGACACATCAGAAACAGAGTGTCCATAAAATTCATCAACAAAAATAGATGTTTTTAAAGGTTCAATATCGGTTGGTGATGTTTTTAAAGAACGAGTTTCAATTTCGTTTTCTGAAATTGATAATTTGGTAAAAACTTCAACATCCTGAACTCGTTTTTGAATTTTTCCAATATCTGACATTGTAAATCGCTTGGTGTCCACTGTAGTAATGACAACATCTTCAGGATTGTGTGTAAACGCAGGAACAGTAAGTGCAGATAAAACAAGCACATTTGCTGGATCAGAAGGAGGAGTAGGGGATATGTCTGGAATTCCGGATTGTAAAAAGAAATCAGGAGAACCGTCTTCTGAATCTATACGCAAACACAACTTGTCTATACGTGGCAAATAGTGTTCGTACTGTATTTTGGTGTCTCCAACAACGCCAAACTCAGATCGTCCATACGGTTTAATCATTGGAGTAGATGATGTAAGACCGCTATGACGAAAATCCAAACAGTTTGCTAGAGACACAGTTTTTCCTGTTCGTGAATTGGTGTACAACGGAATTTTTTCGTAATTTATATTTGTATACGAATGCTGTCCAATAAAAGGAGCGTAAGCAAGTCCTGAATGGGTAAAATACGAGTAGGTAATTTTAATTGTAACCGCAGGACCAGAACTGTACCTGAGTTGATTTGCAACAGAAGGTTTTATGTACAGACGACCTCTATTATATGTAGCTTCTCTTTGACCGTCATCTAATTCAAAATCACCAATATAAGTAATTGATGTAGTAGTATTATTGACAATCTCCAAAACAGAAAAAATATCAATGTCTGGAAGTTCAAAGAATTTTCTACCTGTAGAGTCTACGGAATACGAATTAGACAAGAAAGTAATAGTTTTGTTGGTAAGTGATTTAGTTCGATATGTGGACTGATCAGAAATAGTTGGTGTGTACACCACAGGCGCAATAACCTTAAAATTACCTGATGTAAATCCTGCTGCGGCATTAAAAATCTGAATTTGAAACTCGTTTTCATCTCCAATAAGAGTAACACCAGAAGTAGGAAGCGTATACGCCACGCCAGTAGGTGCAACAATAGAGATTTCAGATGTGTCTGACGAATTATTACTGGTTCCGTAATTAAACAGATTAAAAGTGGATGCAGAAGAAGAAGACATACTGTCGCTAAAGTGAGTTTTATTAACAGTATAAGTAGTGGTATTGGTGGTCTGATTATGGGTTGCCGTAACAAGGTTGGTGGACCCACCAATCATTTTTCCAACAACATTACAATACAAAAATTTGGAAACAGCGTATGCAGGTTTAACTTCAAACACCAAAGACTGCTTGTCATTTAACACAACATTTCCAAATGAGGTTCCAGAATTTGGAATCACTCTGCCTGCGGCAACAGCAGAAGTAGATGGAGGAAGAGCAGTAAGGTAAATCATTGCAGAACTACCGCTGCTAACAGAACCACTTATACCATGAAGATACATTCTGTAACTGTTACTTGTAACGCCAGCACTCGCGTTTGGCAACATACCGTGGACATATCCTAATGCCACCTGCTGATTCGAGCTATTATGGAATCTAACAAATGCAAAACCAGAACCAATACCTACAAGATTTGTTGAAAAAATAGAACCAAACAAATCTACTTTTACATCAATGTAATTCCCAACAGTGTAATCGTATGTTAAATACGATGGTGAGCCTTCAAGTTTAGTAGTTTGTGCCCGTGGAAGATTTACAGAAACAGGATACTGATTTTCAATTTCACGACCAAGCACATACGCTTTACCCTGACCAACAACAATTTTAAAATTTGAATCGTTTGGACCCAATTCTGATTCTTTCATGGTAATGTCAAACGGATTCACAGTATACGAACCAGACTCATCAAAAGTTCTTCGTGCAAGTGTTTTTTCAATTTCTGCATACGAAATACGGTCAATCTTTCGAATAATTTTTCCCTTATCAAAACGCAACAATTCAACAAAATCAGTGGGGGTGTCTTCTACAGCGTATTGTGTTAAAGTAGGGGTAATTGTGTAACGATCTGCTCCTGCTGCATTGTAGTTGTACGACCCAGTAGACGGATCACGCAATGTGCTGTCGTCTTTTTCTGTAACATTGTCCTTATTAATGTAAAATCCAATCTTCTGTGTGAGATCAGTGTAGTTGTTCATCTCAAGATTGCGGTGTGTTGATTCGTTTTTATACGGAGCAAACACCTGTTTTTCAGTACGCACAAAGAAACCATCAATATAAAAA